GCGTCAATCGTTTGCAAGAATCACGGTATCGGTTCGGATGCTACGGCTCGCCGTACAAGAGTGCCAAGCAACTAGCGCGCGCCGTTACTTTCGCGTTGAACGGCTACGCGGGCACGTGGACGAACGGCATAGAAATTCAAAGCGCCACGCTGGAATTTGTAGGCGACGACGACGAGGAACTTCCTCGCGGAACGATATTCGCCTCCCATGTCGATATTCATTTTTGGTGGGTAGACCCCTCCTAACGAATTTGTAACACCACGCCGGGGCCACGGATTATTACAGCCTCGGTGAGTAGCTGTAGAGACACAAGTCTCGGAGAGTAATTTCACAATGTCCACGCCCTACACCAATTCCGCTTCTTTCGCGGGACGTAATACCGTCATCGAGTACAACATCGGTAGCGGATTCGTCCAACTTGCCGAAATCAAGCAAATTCAGTTTACCGGCAGCAAGTTCGACCTCGAAGACGTGACGAACATGCAGTCGGGTAATTTCCGCGAGTGGTTGCCCACTCTTGGCGATTCCGGCGAGCTTTCTTTCTCGGGTAACTACATCCCCGGAAACCAAACGCAAACCGACTTGCTCAACGCGTTTAACAACGCGACGCTCGTTCAGTGGCTCGTAATTCTACCCGGCAATCGTGGAACCATTTCGTTCAGCGCGTTCGTTCAGTCGTTGGACCGCGACTTGTCCGTTGACAAGGCCGCGACGATTTCCGGTAAGCTCAAAATTACCGGCGTAATCTCAATCGCATAAGGGCGTAACACTCTCCTCGTACTTGTGAGCGCATAGGGCGGGGTGCCGAGCAATCGGCCTCGCCCTTAGCGCGAATTCTACGAAGGAGCAGCGCTCAACTACTATGCGACCGAAACTTCCTGTTATCGAACAGATTGCCCCAAGTGTGCCCCTTGAATTGACTCTGACCGGCGGACGAATTCTCTCGTTCCGTCTCTCTTTCGATTACAACGCCCTAGCGTTGGTCGAGGAGAAGACAGGGTTCAACCTTCACCGTGGCGCGATTTTCAACAACATCACCGCGTCGAATCTCTCAGTTCTGTTGTGGGCCTCATTGCAGAACGCGAACCCTGAGTACGAGGGCGACCTCGGTCTAAAGGCCGTGCGTTCGTACTTGACACTCTCTAATCGCAAATCCGTCGAGAACGCAATTCAGGAGGCGTACTTGGCCTCGTTGCCCGACGACGAACGCGAGCGCATCAAAGAGGTTGCTAAGAGAGCCGCCGAGGCTTTGCTCAAGGGCATTACGGAAAATCAGCCCGAGGGCGGTGTAACCCCTTTGGAACCGGCCCCGGCGAAGAGCTAACACGCCTCGACCTGTGGGCAATAGCCCGGTTCGACTTGCGCATGTCTAGCGCCGAGTTTGGTGCTACCACGCCTCGGATGCTGGACGCGCTACTGAAGCGCAAGATAGCGAACGACCGTAAAGCGTTCTTGTGCGCCGGTATCGTTGCGTCCGCTACCGTCAACAGCGGTTTTTGCCGACCGAAAAATATGTTATCGCCGGTTGATTTCATACCGGGCGAGTCGTCCAAGCAAGACAAGATAGAGTCTAGTTTCGATTTAACGCAACTGTCGGAAGAGGAACAGGCTAATTTTGTAATCGGACAGTTTTTTAGCAAAGTTGACTTCCGCGTAAAGTGAGAACACGTGTCGAATATCCTCGGCAGATTACTAGTCGAATTGGGCGTGAACACCGCGTCATTCCTTACCGGAATGAATGCTGCGTCCAAAGAGGCCAAGAAAACCGCCTCGGATATCGAGCACGCGTTTGATGCCGTCGGTAGTTCCGTCGGCAAGGCTCTCGGAAGTTTCGGCGAGGTAGGCTCTAAGTTCGGCGAGCTTGGAAGCGCGGCGAGCGAAATGCTCGGCGTCATTGGCGGCGGTGCCGGTCCTCTCGGTGCCACAATCGGCCTTATCGCGGGCGTCGGCATCGCGGCGGTCGGCGCTGCTGCGGGCCTATCCGCTCTCGCAATCGAGGGCGCAGAAATCGTTGAACGATTCGCTTTAATTTCCCAAAAGACAGGCATAGGTATTCGCGACCTTCAGACGTTGGAGGCGGCGGGTAAAACTGTTGGCGTATCTCTCGAAGATATGGTCACGGCTATGCGCAAGTTCGACCAAGCCATCGTCGGAACCGGAAAGAATTCGAGTGCGACCGCACGTGTGCTAAAAGAACTCGGCATTACGTCGCACGATAACAACGAGGCGCTCCTTCAGGCCGCCGACGCTTTCAAGGCGATGGCCGACGGCCCCGAGAAGGCCGCCGACGCGGTGTCGCTGTTCGGTCGCGCCGGTCTGAATATGATTCCGTTCCTCAACAAGGGGCGGGAGGGCGTTGAGGAATTCAACAAGATTGTGGCCGAGTTCGGACCGAACATTACTAAGCACGGCGTCGAGGCGAACGAGGAATGGAAAGTCTCGACGGTGAAGTTGTCCCTAGCGTGGGACAGTTTCGCGGTCTCGATGGAGGAGCACGTCCTGCCCGCGCTGACGGCGGTCGTTGGCGCGCTCGCATCCGCCACGCATGGCACCGGCGATTTTGTGTCCGGTGCGATGACCGGCGCGAACAAGCTCGCGAGCGCCGCTCTCGCGTATACGATGGCTCTCGCGATGGGGCAGGGTAACGGTAGCGCCATAGCGGCGGCATCCTTTCAGATTGATAAGATAAACCGGAAGGACCATCCCGAGGACTCGGGCGACGAGGGCAAGGGAAAGAAAAAGCTCACAGCCGACGAAGAGAAATTCATTGCGCTACAGCGCGAGCAATACGACATTGCCAAAGCGGGCGGCGAGGCCGAGTACGCCCTTGCGCAGGCACGTGAGCGCGTGACTAACGAGGTTGCCAAAGAGCATTACCAAATCGCCACACACATTTTGAAGGATGAAATCCCCGGCCTAGAAAAGGCTGCGCAACTCGAAAAAGAGCGTAACAAGCACAAGCTCGTTGCGCCGAAAGCGCCGGGCGTTGCGCCCATGACGGCGGACCTACTCGGTTCGTTGGGCCAGCAAGCCGAGGAGCAACTCAAACTCGCCGAGGCGACCGACCATGCCGCCGGTTCCTTTACCGTCCTCACTGCGGAAATGCAAGCTAACAAAAAGATTGGCGACGACCTCCGCAAGCTCGACGACGAGCGGAACAAACTCGCTAAGGAACTGCAGAACGCGGGCACGAATGTTAGTGAGCGCGACCGGCAAAGCCTGTCGATTCGCCTGAAGCAAATTGACGATGAGAAGTCTAGGCTACAAGCCGCTGCGCCTGAGATTACACGCCTATACGCACAGATTGCCGTCGCAAAGCAAATTGAGCAGACCGGCATAAAGCTCGACACGACAACTGATACGAATCAACAGCACATTGATAGCCTGCGCCTCTTGGCCGACGCTTACGCGGAGGGCGGCGACGCGATTAACCGCGCGCAAATAGAACAGAAGCTAGACGGCGAAAAGATTGCGCTAAAGAAATCCGCCGAGGCTCTGAACGAGTACGCCGTTGAATTCCCGAAGGATACCGCCGGAATCGCGCGCATGACGGCGGACCTCGACAAGCAAAATAAAACTTTAACTCTCCACCGTCAACAGTTAGAACAAGAAAAAGCCTTAACGATTGCGGCAAATATCGAGAAGGACACTCGCGCGCTTGAGGGCGAGATTGCGGCTTACGACCTTTTGATTGACGCGGCGGACCGTGGCGCGGAGGCAAAGCGACAAGCCGAGGCTGAAGGCGCTTTTGCGAAAGTAAAGGCGTCCGGCGGCACGGATGACGAGGCTAACTTCGCTAAAGAGAAATCGCTAACGCTTTCTGAAGAGGTACGCCGAAAGACTGTAGCCGAGCAGGGCGCGGCGCTTGATTTGAACCGCGTTTACACAGACCAACGCGACCTAATCGGTGAGATTTCGGAAAAGTACAAAGGTAACGCGACGGTTCAGTTGCAACTTTCCGCGCAACTCTATGACGAAAATAATCGCCTAAATTCTCAGTGGGATGCTGCGGCTATCAAGGTCGGCGGCGTGTCCGACAAACTGAAGGCGATGCTCGACCAAATTCGGCAGGGCGGCGCTAACCCGTGGGAACAAGTATTTACCGCGATGAGCAAAACCGTCAACGATTTGACGGACAGCCTCGCTAATTTCATCGTTACAGGCAAGGGGAGTCTTCAACAGATTGAGCAACAGTTCTCTGTCTCGTTGGTTAAGACAGGGCTACAGACCCTCGAATCAAAGGCCGCCGGGTATCTCGAAAATAAATTCCTCGGCGGCGCAATCGGCGGAAAGCCGGACGGCACCGAGGCCAACCCACTCCACGTTAAGGATGTGGGCGCGGGCGGCATGGGCGCTGACGGCACGTCCGACGCGGGCCTACTCGGCGCTGTGGCCGGTATGAAACAGCCGGACTTCGGCGGGTTCGGTGATATCTTGGCCGGTTTTGGCGGCGGCGATTCACTCGGTAAGCCGGACGGCACGCAAAGCAAACCGTTCTACGTTGCTGATAACAGCGGCGGTGCGGGCGGCGGTCTCGGCGGCGGTGGCGGCCTGTTCGGCGGTCTTAGCTCGCTGTTCAGCGGTGGCGGCTCTAGCGACGGCTTCAGCGCGGCTGAAAACAGTTTCCTAGACGGCGGTCCTGCGCCGGACGAAGGCGGCGGTGGCGGTGGCGGATTCTTTAGCGGTATCGCCTCGGCTCTGTTCGGTGGATTCCGCGCGGGTGGTGGCGACGTTGCCGCCGGTAAAGCGTACGTCGTGGGCGAGAATCACCCGGAAATATTCGTGCCCGGTAAATCCGGCTCTGTCGTGCCGTCGGTCTCGACCGGCCAAGAGACGCACGTTCATCAACAGTTCAATATCAGCACGCCGGACGCGGACAGTTTCCGCCGGTCACACGCACAGATTGCCGCCGATGCGTCGCGCATGGCGAACATAGCACTCTCACGGAGCTAAACAATGAGTTTCTTTGAGGTAGAGTTTCCGCGCGCGATATCCTACAAAGGTGTGGGCGGCTCGGGCTTTAACACGTCAGTCAATGAAGGTCTGTCGGGGTTCGAGCAACGTAATAAAAATTGGGCCACGTCGCGCGGCAAATGGACCGTTGCGATTACGACGCCGGTCGCCTTCTATAAAGCCGGGCAAACGTTCTCGGACTTGCTCAACAATTTCTTCCTCAACGTCGGCGGCATGGCCGACGGGTTTCGTTTGTTCGACCACATCGACAACAAGGGCGTCGGTCAGTTTATCGGCATGGGCGACGGCGCGACTCGTACGTTTCAATTACAAAAAACGTACACGATATCAAATCGTAGCTACATCCGCACGATTTCAAAGCCGATAACGAATGCCGTCTCTGACTATCAGGGCAACGCACTCCCTAACACCGTGGTCGTGTATGTAGGTGGACTCGTTGCGAGTTCCCTCAATTATACGGTTGACCCGACGACCGGTGTCGTGACGTTTAACATCGGACACGCGCCCGCAATGTACGCAATCGTAACGGCGGACTTTCAGTTCCATTACGCGGTACGTTTTGACGCGGACAACATCGTGCTTCAGCGCGAGGAATCGAACACGCGCGACGGCAACCCAATTATTAGTTGGGCGAGCATCGGCATGAAGGAAATTCGCATAGCGCCCGGACAATCTCAAGGTTAACGATGAAAATTATCTCGTCGCAATTACAAGCGCATCTCTCGCAACCGACAACCACAATCGCGACGCTGTGGAAAGTCAAGCGCGCCGATGGCGTAATTCTCGGCTTCACCGACCACGACCTCGACATATTATATGACGCGGGCGACGGCGACGGCGCGGTGAGCTATGTAGCCGCTCACGGATTCACGCCGACCGCTCAAGAGAACGGCTCCGATTTGGGCGTGGACAATTTGGAAGTTACCGCGTTCATTGACGTTTCAGCTATCACGGACACGGACCTTCGGGCGGGCCTGTACGATTTTTGCACGATAGAGATTCGTCTCGTCAACTACACCGACCTAACGCAGGGCGACCTGAAACTCCGAACCGGAACCATCGGTAACGTCAAAGTTCAAAACGGCATCGGTAATTTCGAGGTTCGCGGCTTGATGTATCGCTGCGGAATCGCGATAGGGAAGCTGTACGGGCCGACGTGCCGCGCGGAACTTGGCGACTCGGATTGCGGCATCAACCTCGCGCTCTACGAGCAGAACGGCGCAATTAACACCGTAAGTGACCGGCGTACGTTTGTGCCGAACACCGGCCT